AAAGGAGGTGTAGTTTTGGCGCCAGAATTAGAAGCGACAGAAGTAAGAACACCAAATGCAGAATCAACAGGAGGAAAGAAAATGACGACTGCATCAGCATCAAATGTAACGGCTGCAAAGCCGAAAGCAAGTGGAGCAATTGCAAGTGCACCACTAGGTACATTATTACCAACTGATTCAAAATCAGATTTAAATCCAGCATTTAAATCGTTAGGATATATCTCGGAAGACGGTATCACTAATGAAAACTCACCAGAAAGTGAAGAAGTCAAAGCCTGGGGTGGACAAACAGTCTTGTCTTCTCAGACCGAAAAGAAAGATACCTTTAAATTTAAGTTAATTGAAAGTCTTAATGTAGAAGTCCTTAAAGAAGCTTATGGTGCAGATAATGTTACAGGAACTTTATCGACCGGGATTACTGTTAAGGCAAATTCAAACGAATTACCAGAGCACTCATTGGTAATTGATATTCTCCTAAAAAACAAAAACTTCCAACGTATCGTCATTCCTCGTGGCAAGGTGAGCGAAATTGGAGAAGTTAGCTACAAGGATGGTGAGCCAATTGGTTATGAACTAACTATTACCGCTTTACCAGACGACCAAGGAAATACACATTACAAATACATTCAAGGAGCGTAAAATAAATGAGTAAAACATTCAAAGGGGAAACGAAGTCAGGTTTTAAATTCGAAATTTCTGAGCGCCGTTTAAACAACTATGAATTGTTAGAGTTGATTGGTGAAGTTGACGAAGGACAAGGCCAAGTCTTTCCTAAAGTTGTAAAACTTTTATTTGGAGATGAGCAAGCCAAGGCTTTTAAAGACCATCTAAGAGAAGAAGATGGCATCGTGCCAAATGATAAAATGGCAGATGAAATCAAGAGTGTTTTTGAATCCGTTAACGGCTTAAAAAAATCCTAGTCCTTGCTCAGATGATCAATTTGGACGAAGATGCCCTTGTCTGTGACTTGGCGGAAACCTACCAGATATACGACTACAAACAGCTACCTTTAAATCAGGTGGCTGTTTTTGCGTATGGGTTGCGTGATGATTCGCGGATAAAGCAGATGATATCTGACCAAATCGTCCCTCTCGAAATTACTTTACTCGCAAATATCGTAGACAGACTTTCAATTTCTTTGTGGTTGCAAACAAAAGATGGTCAAAAGGGTGTTAATCGCCCGACGTCAATTGCTGAAATGCTAACAAAAAATCACAAAGAAGAGAGTGACGAAAGGGATTATCTCGTCTTTGAATCTGGTGAGGACTTTGAAAATTATCGTAAGGCTTTACTTGCGAAAACAGGAGGTGAGGAATAGTGGCGACCGAATTAGGAAAAGCCTATGTACAAATCATTCCATCTGCCAAGGGCATTAGTGGCATGATTCAAAAGGAAATGGGTGGTGAAGTTGCCTCAGCTGGCGTTAGCGCAGGCGAATCCCTCGGATCTAAAATGATGGGCGCTGTTTCAGGAGTTATTGCTGCTGCAGGAATTGGTCAGGCAATCGGAGCATCAATAACTGAAGGGGCAGCACTTCAACAATCGCTTGGTGGTGTCGAAACCTTATTTAAAGACTCAGCTGATAAGGTCAAAGGATTTGCAAACGAGGCCTACAAGACAACAGGTCTGTCAGCCAATGCCTATATGGAAAATGTTACAGGTTTCTCAGCAAGCTTATTGCAATCTCTTGGTGGAGATACAGATAAAGCAGCAGAAACAGCTAACATGGCCATGATTGATATGTCGGATAATGCGAATAAGATGGGGACATCTATGGAAAGCATTCAACTGGCGTATCAAGGTTTCGCCAAACAAAACTACACCATGCTCGACAACTTAAAATTGGGTTATGGTGGTACCAAACAAGAAATGCAACGGCTTTTGTCCGATGCAGAAAAGTTGACAGGCGTTAAGTATGACATGAATAACTTGTCAGATGTTTATAGCGCGATTCACGCTATCCAAGAGAATTTGGACATCACTGGCACAACAGCAAGAGAAGCAGCAACAACTTTCACTGGATCATTTGAATCTATGAAAGCAGCTGCTCAGAACGTTCTTGGGAAGTTATCGTTGGGTGAAGATATCCAACCCGCACTGCAAGCTTTGATGGAAACGACATCCACATTTCTTTTCGGAAACCTAATTCCTATGATTGGAAATATTTTGAAGCAAATTCCTAACCTTATTTTAGGAGGAATCAAGGGTGTTTTCAGTGGGATTTTTGGTGAAGGTCTAGGAAGTATCATGGGTGGTATCGTTACCGCTCTTGGTTCTGCATTTTTAGCTTTTAAAGCATTTTCGGCAGTCTCGGGATTGCTATCTGGAATACCTGCTGTCTTAACGACAATTAAAACAGCAGTCACGGGCCTATTTACTGCAATGAGTGCCAATCCGATTGGGATTGCCATCGCAGCGATTGCAGCCTTAACTGCAGGTTTGGTTTATTTCTTTACTCAGACCGAGATGGGAAGACAAATCTGGCAAGGTTTTATGGATTGGTTTTCTGGAGTTTGGCAATCCATTGCACCAGTCCTAACTGAAGTTTGGAACGGTATCGTTGAAACAGCTACGACCGTTTGGAATAATATGATGGCTGTTGTTGCTCCAATTATTCAAGCGGTTGTTGATTTTATCAAGTCTGTTTGGGATGGCATTTCTTTATGGTGGTCTGAAAATCAAGCATTGATTCAACAAACGTTCACAACAGTTTGGAATGCTATCCAGACAGTTATTCAGACGGTCATGCCGATCATCCAATCTATAATCGAAACAGCTATGAATATTCTCGGACCTTTCATTGAAGGGGCATGGAACAACATCTGTACGGTTGTAACAACGGTTTGGGAGTTGATTAAGATTGCTATTCAGACGGCTATGGATGTCATTAGTGGCATTATAAAAGCAGTCATGGCTATCATCAATGGTGATTGGGGGACTGCTTGGAATGCTATAAAAGGCGTCGGTGAGGCGATTTGGAACGGGTTGTCTGCTACAGGTAAGGCTATCTTTGATGGCTTTGCTCAGATATTATCTAATATCTGGGACACTATCAAATCTGTCGCAAGCAGTGCTTGGGAAGGGTTGAAATCAACTGTCTTAGGTCTGATTGATGGACTTGTCCAAGGCGCTAAAAATGCTTGGGAAAGCATGAAACAAGGTGTTCGTGATCTTGTTGATAAGGTTACGAGCATATTCGATGGAATCAAAAACATTGACCTTTGGGAGGCTGGTAAGGCTATCCTTGATGGCTTTTTAAATGGTTTGAAATCCGCTTGGAATGCTGTCACTGACTTCGTTGGTGGTATTGCTAGCTGGATTCGCGATCACAAAGGTCCGATTGAATATGACCGCAAGCTCTTGATTCCTGCTGGTAATGCGATTATGCAAGGTTTGAATAGAGGGTTGCAAGACCGTTTCAAAGATGTTAAGAAATCGGTCGGTGGAATGGCTGGCGAAATCTCAAACGCATTTTCAAATGATGATTTTGGTTTGAGTGGAACACCGACTATTGCCAAGAATCTTGAAGCAAGCTTGGCCATGCCAAACGCTCAAATCGAGGCAAAAGACAGTCAAACCGTGTCTGAGATAGCGATTCTGAGAGCAAGTATGGAGAAGATCCTTACTGCTATCCTTGAAAAGCCGTCAGATACTTATCTGGATGCTGATAAAATTTCAATGAGCGTCTACCAACGTCAAGGTGCAATCTATGCTAGGGAGGGAATTTAATGGAATACATGATTATCAATGGTTTCAATACTTCAACCATTCCTAACTGTGTCGTGACTGATTTTGGTGAGGTGGAGGCTGCTAAGCCTAAGGTTTCAGAAACAGCTACCCTATTTGGGGTTAATGGGAATTACCGTGTCTTGGATGGTGCTTATGAGAGTTATGAACGAACATTTGCATTTTACCTACCAAGGACGGTAGACCCGTCCAAAATCGTTGAGAGATTCCAACCAAATGACAATACGCTAGAATTTAGCTATCAGCTAGGCTCTTTATTTTACGCTGATTTTATCAGTGCAAAATACAAACCTCAAGGTATGCACGGTTGGAAACTTGAAATCAAGTTGAGTATGCAACCTTTCCGTTATCAGAAAAGTGTTGCTCCTCTTGTCTTTACCGCCAGTGGCAATGTCAACAATCCAGGCTCTGTCTATAGCGAGCCTGTGATTGAGATTGAAGGGGATGGTGATATCTCCTTGACGATCGGGCGGACAACCATGCACTTGACTATTAGACGAAAAGTGACCATTGATTGTAGGCATAAGAAACAAAATATCTACAATGCAGATGGTGCTGTTCAAAATACTTTACGGAAACGTGGTGGTTTCTTTGAATTGGCAGTAGGTAATAACGGTCTGGTCTTCACTGGCGCGGTTCGCAAGGTCACAGTTCGGCCGAATTGGAGGTACATCTTATGATTTATCTTACAGAGGGCAACACGCCTCTAAATGAGGCTTACAACGATGAAATTGTTCAGGAGCGAAACAATACCTATCAACTGACCTTTCGTTTTCCTACATCGGATCCCAAGTGGGAATTGCTGAAAGAGGAAACTTTCTTGACTGCAGATGACCTGCATGGCGAGCAAGATTTTTATATTTTCGAGGTTGAAAAACAGCAAGGATATATCCAAGTCTATGCTAATCAGGTTATCAGCTTGTTAAATAACTACATCGTCAGCTCTATCGATGTTGACCGTGTCAGTGGTACAAGGGCACTGAGCGCATTGGCTGGCAGCATTACCAGAGCCAATCCTTTCTCTTTTTTCTCGGACATTGATGATAGGCATACGCTTAACATCAAGGATAAGAATGCTATGGAGGTCTTGGTCAAAGACAAGCACTCTATCCTTGGTCAATGGGGCGGAGATATGGTGCGTAATGGCTACAATTTGCGCTTGTTGAAAAATGGCGGTTCAGAGAATGAATCGCTTTTCATGTACAAGAAAAACCTGTCTAGCTACCAGCACAAGACCTCTACCAAATCCCTGAAAACTCGGATAACCTTTAAAACGACTGTTAAAGGCGAGGGAGAGAAGGCGCCTGATGTTGACTATGTGGTGGTGATTGATAGCCCCTTGCTCGGAAAATATAGCCAAATCTATGAAGCTGTTGTTGAAGTCAATGACCAGAATGTCAAAGACCAAGCTAGCTTGATTGAATACGGTAAGCAGTATTTTCGGACAAGTATGTGCGATATGATGGAAGATAACCTTGAAATCTCGGTTGTCGGCCAGAGTGATGTAGCCGTTCGGATGTTCGATGTAGTCAGTATCTACCATGAATGGTATGGTCTTGATGTTCGTAAGAAAATCACTAAATATACCTATTCTCCAATGGCTAAACGCCTAAAATCAATTGGTTTTGGGACATTTCAGTCAAGTCTGGCTAATGCGATTGGTGGGATTGTAAATGATGCCGTTTTGAATGAAAGTCGAAATCTACATCAGATTTTTGAAGAACGTTTGAAAAAGGAAATCGCCAACGCTGACCGTGCCTTTGATGCTGAATTTGCCAAGCGTGAGAAGGATATCACGGACGCTATTGAGCAGTACAAGGCCAAGGCGGAAGAAGTCAAGCAAGAACTGTCTGACACTATCAATCAGCGCTTCGACAGCTTTGACAATGGTCCATTGAAAGAAGCCAAGCGCAAGGCTGAGGAAGCATTGAAAAATGCTGGCGCAAGTAGCTTGCTTGCTCAGGAAGCCAAGCAGATTGGGCTGGATTCGATTGCTAGACTTGAAGCGTTTAAATCACAGACTACGAGCGCTCAAACAGCTCTATCGAGTGATTTTGATGCTCTGAAACAGACGGTCACAAGTGAAGTTAATCAAGCTTCAGAATATCGCAGAATGACCACAGAGGCACTTAGTCGAATGACTGGCCAGATGAACGGATTTGCGACCAAATCAGAGGTTAAACAGGACATCGATGGACTTACGCAGACCTTTGCCAAAATGAAGGTCGGTGGTAGGAATTATTATAGAGACTCTGAGAAGATTCGAACAAGTACACGGTTCTTCTCGTTCCCTTTACATCCATATCTTTCACAAGAAAATGTCGGGGAAATTTGGACTCTCTCGTTTGATTTAAAAATCAACGAAGGTGGTGAGATTCGTCCTCTGCATTTTTATCACTATCAAAATAATCGCTTCGGTCTGAAAACTAGTGCAGACATCACTCCAAGCAAGGAGTGGCAACGGTTCACGTTCACAGGTCCAGTTATTTTTCCAAATGATGACTCTCGTTATTCGAGAGGAGAGATGGCCTTGTATGATTACGCTGGAAACAATAACTATTCTGTGCGTAGAATTAAATTTGAAAAAGGTACTCTAGCGACAGATTGGAGTCCTGCGCCTGAAGACACTGATAGCCTTATCACTGAAGCTAAGGCTACTTTTGAGCAGACGGCTCAGGGCTTGCGAACCGACTTATCAGCCATTCAGGAATATGTCAATAAAGACGGCCAGCGACAGGAAGCCCTACAGCGCTATACTCGTGAGGAAAACGCAAAACAAGCGACGGCTGTACGTGAGCTGGTCAATCGTGATTTTGTCGGTAAATCAACCTATCAGGAAGATGTGAGAGGTCTTGAGCGTAGGTTTGAAGCTATTACCAACCCACAAAATGGATCGATTGCCACTCAGATTGCTAACTACAAGAAATCAGTAGATGGCAGGTTCGCAGATATATCATCTCTACTTTCTGGGAAGGCGAATCAATCCGATTTCCAACGTGTGAAGGAAACCAGTCAGCTTTACGAGCGGATTTTGGGCAATACTGAAAATGGAATTGCGGATAAGGTTGCTCGTATAGCTATGACCAATCAGCTATTCCAGGTTGAAGTTGGCAAGGCTTTTGCGGAACATCAGAATTTATTCTTAAATTCAACACTTACTAAAGGATTTTTAGGGAATAATGGAATCATTAACGTAGCGAATGCTATACAAAAGGAGGTTACATCCGATTTCATTTCAGTGGATCCAAATGAAAAAATTATCTTCCAACACTGGGTAACTCTTCCTGAGAATGGAATGGCTTGGACCGCTTGGCAATTTTTCGATAAAAACAAAAATCCTATTGATAACCGTAAACCAGGATTAAATGCTTATAAAACAACTGTAGGCAAACAACACAACATCAATCAAATCACTGTACCAGCGAATGCTTATTTCGTCAGATTCTCAGCTCGTATGTACGATGATGGTTTGATAAAAGTAGAAAAGGGCTCAACTCCATCTGATTACTCAGTAGCACCAAATGATGCTCTTGAAGCTGTGAAAACTGTCCAAAGACAATTAACTGGTTCATGGGCTGTTCAGAACATCAACTCAGCTGGAGATATCATCTCTGGAATTAATCTGGGGGCTAACGGTCACAACCGTATCACTGGTAAGCTGACCCACATCACTGGTGAAACTCTGATTGACAACGCAGTTATCAAGTCAGCTATGATTGACAAGCTGAAGACAGCCAATTTTGAATCTGGTTCGGTCACGACTGCGATATTAGACGCTGAGGCAGTAACGGCCGATAAAGTGAGATTTGATAATGCGTTTATTAGGAAAATGATTACAAATGACGCTTTTATTGAGCAACTAACTTCTAAACAGATTTTTGCGACAAAAGTCGAGTCAGTCGTGTCTAGTTCAACCTTCCTAGAAGCTTACCAAGGCCGAATCGGTGGATTTACACTTGGTCAATTTGACCAGGGTGGCGGTCGCTGGATTTCGGGTGTCAATCAGTTCTCTGTTGGTATGGGGAATGGTGCCGGTTATGGAGTCCGGACAGCCTTCTGGGCGAACTGGGGAAATAATTGGAACTATGCCGGACCTAAAGCATGGAACGTCAATACCGATGGGAAAATGTATTGTAGGAATGAAGTTGGTTTTTATGATCAAGTGGATTTTTCGAATTCATCGAGAGCAAACTTTTATGGGACTACTACTTTTTCTCGTTCTCCTGTATTTTCAAATGGTATAGAACTTGGAAGTAAAGACGTCTTTGGTGATGGTTGGAATCCCAAAGGCGGAAGGAATGCGGTTGTTTGGTGGAATCAGGTCGGTAGTGGTAGCGTGAAGTACTGGATGGAACAAAAATCAGACAGACGCTTAAAAGAGAACATCACAGATACAGCTGTGAAAGCCTTGGATAAAATTAACAAGTTAAGAATGGTTGCATTTGATTTCATCGAAAGTAAGAAACATGAGGAAATCGGTTTAATAGCTCAAGAGGCTGAAACCATCGTTCCAAGAATTGTCTCACGAGATCCTGAGAATCCAGATGGATATCTGCATATAGACTATACCGCTTTAGTTCCTTACTTAATTAAGGCCATTCAAGAATTAAATCAAAAAATAGAAAAAATGGAGAAAACAATAGCATGAATAACAACATGGACGCAGTAGTGAATCAGTTAACACTTGATTCGCTGACTGAAAAGTTAGCAGTCAGTGAGCAAGTATCAGCTAAGAATGAGGCTCTTTATTTGTATGCAGCAAGCGAATTGCATACGATGAAAAAGGTCCTAGAATATGACCCAGCTCTAAAAGAGTTATTTGAAGAAACACAAGCTAAAATGAAAGGAACTAACTAATGAATTACGAAGTAGCTATCAAACCTTATTTGAAAGGCGCAGAAAACACAACAGTTGTCGCAATCAAGATGGAAAACAACGGACGCTATAGCTATGAGCAATGTGAGTTGCCAGGCGATCATACACAGGATAATGAAGCGACCTTGGTTCAAGCAGTGCTAGACCATATCCGCACAGAGCTTGACCCAACGAGCGCCATCGTGCAAGCACAAGCCAAGCTTCAAGAAGCAGAACAGGAATTGGCTGAGACAAAGGCTAAACAAACGGCTACAGACCAAGAAGTTAAGCATAACAAAGCTGAAACCGACCGCTATGGGAAAATCATCCATGCGGTCGTTTTAAATGCTGTGGCAGGCAAGACAATCGCCTATGGAACCAACTACAAGGAATTGGTTGAGTTGATTCCACTTGCTGAAGTTGGTAAACGCTACATGGCGCACGACTTGATTACCATTGAAGACCCGGCTCATGTTGAGGTTGACGGAGAAGGTAAACGTATCTTGATTCAGCTTAACCGTGAATTCACTTACAACGGCGAACCTGTCAGCGACTTTGCCCGAAACGGTCGTCTTGAAATGGACGGAACAGGCGCAGCATGGAAGTACGAACCTAAAGAATAGGAGGTGTGTATGCAAATTGAATTTTTCAATTTTTTCCGAAGCGTCGTCCAGACTGAAGATGGTCTGGTCTTGTACGCTCTGGCATTGATTGTCTCAATGGAAATCATTGATTTTGTAACAGGGACAATTGCTGCTATCGCAAATCCTGACATCGAGTATAAGAGCAAAATCGGTATTAATGGACTCCTTCGCAAAATTCTAGGGGTCCTTTTACTGATGATCCTCATCCCGATGTCTGTACTCTTGCCTGAGAAGACAGGCTTCGCATTCTTGTACTCGATCTATCTCGGGTACATCGCATTTACTTTTCAATCACTCATTGAGAATTATCGCAAATTAAAAGGAAATGTCACTCTTTTTCAGCCAATCTTGAAAGCATTCCAACGATTGCTTGAGAACGATGATGACAAAAATAAAGGAGAATAATAAATGCAACAAATTAATGAAATTATCACAAACGGAGCAGTAAGCATTGCAATTATTTTGCTTGCTATCGCAGTTAAAGCGTTCAAGGAGTACCTCATCAAAGAGGGCGGGGAAAGAGCGGTAAAAATCGCTGAAATCTTAGCTAAAAATGCGGTTCATGCCGTGGAGCAGGTCGCAGCTGAAACAGGCTATAAGGGTGATGAAAAGCTAGAGCAAGCTCGTGATAAAGTCCGAGCTGAGCTGACCAAATATAATATCAGCATGACTGACAAGGACTTAGACACCTTTGTAGAGTCAGCTGTGAAGCAGATGAACGACGCTTGGAAAGGGGAAGAGTAATGGATATCGATACAAGCAGACTACGTACAGACTTGCCGATTGTTGGGTTTGAGCCTTTCCGTCAAGTACATGCCCACTCAACAGGCAACCGCAACTCAACTGCTCAAAATGAGGCGGACTACCACTATAGAAAGGACCCTGGACTTGGGTTCTTTTCTCATATCGTTGGAAATGGCCGTGTTATGCAGGTAGGTCCTGTAAACAAGGGAATGTGGGACGTTGGTGGCGGTTGGAATGCTGAGACCTATGCAGCAGTTGAATTGATTGAAAGCCATTCAACTAAAGAAGAGTTCATGACAGACTACCGCCTGTATATCGAATTGTTGCGAAACTTAGCAGATGAAGCAGGCTTGCCTAAAACTCTTGATACAGACGACTTGGCAGGTATCAAAACGCATGAATACTGTACCAATAACCAGCCGGATAACAGTAGCGATCACGTTGACCCGTATCCTTATCTTGCGAAATGGGGTGTTAGCCGTGAACAGTTTAAGCGAGATATTGAGAACGGGTTAGGCTCTGAAACAGGCTGGCAGAAGAATGATACAGGCTATTGGTATGTACACTCAGACGGCTCTTATCCAAAAGACAAGTTTGAGAAAATCAACGGAACTTGGTACTACTTTGACGGCTCAGGCTACATGCTTGTAGACCGCTGGAAGAAGCACTCAGACGGCAACTGGTACTGGTTTGATAACTCAGGAGAAATGGCGACAGGTTGGAAGAAAATCGCTGAGAAGTGGTACTATTTCGATGTAGAAGGTGCCATGAAGACGGGCTGGGTCAAGTACAAAGATACTTGGTACTACCTTGATAGTAAGGGCGGAAACATGGTATCTAATGAATTCGTCAGAGCAGGTCAAGGCTGGTACTACATCAAGGCAGACGGAACAATGGCAGATAAGCCAGAGTTCACAGTAGAGCCAGACGGCTTGATTACGACTAAATAATTTTAAAAAATAAAATGAAAGGAAAACTTTTCTAAAATGGTATCTACCGCAGGCTCAGGCTTGCGGTTTTTTGTTTGCTTAAAAATGGATTTAAAATCCAAGAAATGTAAATCGAATAAACGCATTTCAAATGCGTAAAATCATCTGCTTGGGGGGGGGTAGTGGTTTTGTCAAAAATAAAAACAGTGAAATTAGTCACTGATCCTTTTGTAAACTATTAGAAATAAATTGCAACCTTCTCAACTATACGGGCAAATATGATTATAAAAATGAATACGAAGATGAATACGGTTTTAAAAAAACGATAGCAATTAATGAGAATGATTTTAACGAAAAATAAGTAAAAAATGAACTATTGACAAGCAATAGCAAGTATTTGAAAACGTTGGGCAGTTATAGTACAATAGGTTTAAATTCTTAAGAAAGTTGGTTCTTTATTGGAAACGCTAGTATTTTCAATCTCCGTTTTTTTAGCAGGGGTCTTGTCCTTCTTTTCTCCCTGTATTTTTCCTCTTCTGCCAGTTTATGCTGGAATTTTATTGGATGATCAGGAAAGTGCAAAAAGCT